ATTACAAAAGAAGTGCAGAAAAAGTTAGACGATAACATGAAGCTAAGCGAAGACGATAGACAACCCGTTGTCAAATTCTTTGGCGGTGGTGCATGCAATTGGTTTATCTCTGAAAAAGACGGAGATATTCTTTTTGGTCTATGTGATTTAGGTGTAGGCTATAGAGAATTTGGCACTGTTTATCTTAGCGAGCTTGAAAGTTTAAAATTTCGGCCTTTTGGCGGTGTTGAGAGAGATATGCATTGGACACCTCAAACTTTTGACGAGCTGTTAAAAGAACACAAGGACAACGGCGGGTATTAGTTTTCCTGCTCGGCAGGTCGGCTCAATCGGGTCGGCCCGTAGTACCCTTGGTTTTTTTTCAACTCCATTGTTTAGGCCAGGGGTGCGATTATCTATTTTATTCTTACCCCTTGTAATATGGGATAAAATGGTTATATTAGTATTATGTCAAATACTAAACAAGAGATAAGGAACGAAGCCAGCGAAGAATGCGGCAGAGTTCCTTCCGTCGACAAGAAAACTAGAGCAGCAGCTGAGGAGTACATGAGACATCAGTACACCGATAGATCAGTTGATTTAGCTTTAGCTTGTTATTTTAAAAACAAAGATACTGAAGCAGTTGTGACCGATACAAGGGTTAATGATCTTGCTGATGGTATTGTAGAACTCTACAGGGCAGTAAACAAAATAGACGACAACTATTTATTAACACTCGCAAAAGACAAAAGATTTAAATGTATTTTGCAAGTGGCTAACTTACTTCCCGAGCTAGAGCAATCTATAAACTCCGAAGGTAGCAGAGATCTTTACGGTATCTATAAATCAGACGAAGACAAATAAAAGGGAGCGGGAGGCGAAAGCCTCCCGACTATTTAAATGTATCCACTAATCGATTTAATATTTTTTCTCATGCCAGTCATTGCAATCGGGTGTCTGTTGGCATTAATTAGGCTTTTCTATTTTGTTTTCACGGGTCGTTGGCTTTGGGATTAAATAGCTTTGTCGGGCATCGGGTCGGGACACATGTAAAATCCTGGCTCGATGTTTCATATACGGGCTAAGTAATAGAAAAAAAACTGCTTGATTTTGGCTAACCTTGAAATATGGGATAAAATGATTATATTAATAGTATGTTAAATAATGGAGAATATAAAATGAAACTACTTAGTAAAATATGCAAGGCAAGATATCTTACCACTACTGGTGAGGTTAAAATCTATACAGTTATTAGAGCTAATAAATCACATCAAGATTTAATGGCTGATAGATTTAAAGATAAGAACCCTGACGACTATATAATGGTTAGAGGTATGGATAAGCATAGCCGTGATTTTATGGCATGGAAAAGAGCAAATATATTGGAGGTATTATAATATGAGTATTGCATTTACAGACTGGGTTATGGACCAGCAAGAAAAACAAATCGAACAAATCATGCGAGACATTGAAAATGTTCAAGGACCTTTAGCGGACCAAGAAGCTTTATACGAAAGAGCTTATGAGGAATGGAAACAAGATAACGAAACGAGAGAGGGTTAATCATGGCTAATAATAAATTAATTAATAAATCTACCTTAGAGCGTATGTCTAAGGTAGAGCTTGACGCTCTTAATAGCTTGTTAGATGGTGAAGCTAGCGAGCATGAGAGAGATATATTAGACAAGGCAAGCGATAGACTAGTGAGCCAATATTCAAGCGAGGTGCTAGGGAACGAAGACTAGGTTCCCTAGAACCATTCTAAACTGGAGGGAGGTATATTTACAACACCCCCCTCCACCTAGATTCACAATTAAGGTTCAGCGGAGCTGAACCAGGTTTCTGACATACGCACAGCAATTTTAAACTTTAGGTTCCCTAGCCCTTTCTATTGACATTAGAAAAAAAATAATTGAAATTAGAAACATGATTCCAAATCCAAACATGCAAAATGGTGGTCCCCAAAATTTTATGCAACGAGGACCAATAAACAACGCAACAAGTGGTGGTCAAGCCTACAACTTCATGTCTGGCGGTAGACCTCAGCAACAACAACCTTATATGCACCCGGCAACAAGACCTCCCCAAGGACAAATGCCACCTGGCGGTCAAAGACCTCCAATGCCTATGGGTATGATGATGCCACAAGGTAGACCAAACCAGCCAATGAATCCTTTTGGCCACCAAAACCCACCACCGCTTCCACAAGGAACACAGGTTCCACCAAACATGGAAACAAAATCTAGCATCACAGATCCTATTGATATGAATAAGATTTCTAACTTTAGCGTCTACATGAATGCTTTAAGGAATCCTAGACAGCTTCAGAATCCTATGGCTCAAAATTATCCAGACATTAACGTATTTAATCCTCAGTTTTGACTTTCTAAAAAGAAAGTAGTATAAAAAATATAACAAGAGGTTAATATGAAATATTTAGTTATGACTTTAGTGGTATTGGTAGCTGTTGGTTGTTCTTCAAGCAACATTAATCTAACAGCAAACATTCCAGAATCACAAGAAGTAGACATACATATCCAAACTAAGAACAAAGCAGAGTAATTATGCTTTCGTTATTTGGTAGTCTGCTCGGCTTTGGAACGTCGTTCCTTCCGAACATACTTGGATTTATGGAAAAAGGTCAGTCCAACAAGCATGAGCTTCGTCTCTTAGAGGCTAAGGCAAAGCATGCTGAGGTTCTGAGTAAGCTGAAAGTCGAAGAGCTTGATGCGAAGGCAGACGTAGAGGAGTCCCGCTCCATCTACATGCATGCCTCAGAAATCGCTAAGAATAATAAATCATCTTTTATTTCAGCACTACAAGCCTCTGTTCGTCCTGTCATTACCTATTTCTTCTTTATACTGTTTGCTACAATAAAAGGGCTAGCTGTCTATGTTGCAGTAAAAGAAGGTGATGATGTATCTCAAGCTATATTAAATAGTTGGGATCAAGAGACAGCAATTTTATTTTCTACCGTAGTCAGTTTTTGGTTCGGTGGAAGAGCTATGAGAAAAATTAGGGAGAGTAAAAATGGCTAAAGCAGCAACTAAGAAAACAACTACTAAGAAAGCACCTTTGCGTAAGAGAGCTCGGAATAAACAGGGCCACTACATCGCCGATGATCCAGGGACTCCAAACAATGAAGCATTTGGAGAGCTTCCGGTACCATCAATGAAGAAGTATATTGGCATTGGTTTAGCACTTCTTTTGATAGCCTTAGTAGTATTAGCATCATAAATATATCTTATTAATACAATTGATTTGATTAATACAATAACAGGTATATAACACCCTTATATAAAGGGTAAACATGCTTAATTTAATAAATATAATATCACTTTCAACTGTAGTTTGGTGCGTCTCTAGCATCATATAACAACATTTAGGTTGCAACGAATCCCAAACCGCTATATGTAGGTGTAATGGAATTTCGTGAATGCAACACCTGTGGTGTAACGAAAGAAATTACGTCTTTTGAGAAATCGTATTCCCGTGGTTCTCAGTATCGCCGACATCAATGTATGGCATGCAAAGCAATTCAAAGAAATGATAGGACAAATAAAGATCCAATTTTGTATCTTCGTAGAGCCTTTAGTCAATTAAAATCAAGTCGTGTAAGAAAATCTACCTTTAAGTGGGAATTGTCCTTCGATGATATAAAAAAGAAATGGGACGATTCAAAAGGTAAATGTTCTGTTAGCGGGATGAAGATGACGCATCATAGAGATGGTAGCGGTAAAAGAATTCCTACAAATGTTTCTATCGATAGGATTAATAATAAAAAAGGTTATACAAAAAATAATGTTCGACTTGTATGTTGGTGTGTTAATAAAATGAAACATACTATGTCAGACGACGAATTGATGTTATGGGTTAATAGGATTTATGATGGACAACGAAACTAATTTTGAATCTTTAGATGAAGAGCAAATACGTTATGCTCTTGATTTACAAAAAAGATTAAACTTTTTAGAAGAAACTGATGCCTCAAGAAAAAATTTTTTAAAGTTTGTTCAGAATGTTTGGCCTGATTTTATTTTAGGTAACCATCACAAGATCTATGCAAAAAAATTACAAGAGATAGCTTCTGGAAAAATAAAAAGATTAATAATAAATATGCCACCTCGACATACAAAATCTGAGTTTGCATCTATTTATTTCCCTGCTTACATGTTGGGACTCAATTCTAAATTAAAAATAATTCAAGCAACACATACTACAGAACTTGCAACGGGTTTTGGTCGTAAGTGTAAAGCATTAGTAGATAGTCCTGATTATAAAACCATCTTTGAAGATACGAAAGTGTCTCCTGACTCCAAAGCCGCTGGACGTTGGGCTACAACAGATGGTGGAGAATACTTTGCGGCGGGGGTTGGTGCAGCGATTACTGGTCGTGGTGCTGACCTCCTCATTATTGATGACCCTCATTCGGAGCAAGATGCTTTATCGGCAACTGCTATGGAAAATTGTTATGAGTGGTATACGTCTGGACCTCGACAAAGATTGCAACCAGGAGGTCGTATCGTTGTTGTTATGACACGTTGGTCTACAAAAGATTTGACAGCGGAGGTTCTTAAAAAACAAACAGAAGCTAACTCAGATCAATGGGAGGTTGTTGAGTTCCCAGCTATTTTTGATGATGGAAAGGTTCTATGGCCAAACTTCTGGTCTGAAGACGAACTGCTTAAAGTTAAATCTTCTTTGCCTGTTGCTAAATGGAATGCACAATGGTTACAAAAACCTACATCCGCTGAGGGTGCTATCATAAAAAGAGAGTGGTGGAAAATGTGGGAAGAGGATGAGCCTCCTACATGCGAATATGTATTGCAATCTTATGATACTGCGTTTTTAAAATCAGAAACAGCAGACTATAGTGCTATTAGTACATGGGGTGTATTTTATAAAAATGAAGATTCTGGACCAAGCCTTATACTTCTAGACTGCAAGAAAGGTAGATGGGAGTTCCCTGATTTAAAAAGAATTGCAATGGAGTCATTTTCAGAGCATAATCCAGATGTAGTTTTAATAGAAGCTAAAGCTTCAGGGTTACCTTTAACTCAGGAGTTGAGAAATATGGGGATACCTGTTATAAATTTCTCACCAGGCGGAAGACGCTCAGGCCAAGACAAAGTTTCAAGAGTTCATGCCTGTGCTCCGATGTTTGAGTCTGGACTTGTATGGCGACCAGACTTCCAATGGGCAGAAGAGATGGTAGAAGAATGTGCCTCTTTTCCTTTTGGAGATAATGATGACTTGGTAGATTCCATGTCACAGGCTATACTGAGATTTCGTGAAGGTGGCTTTATACGTCATCCAAGCGATGAGGATTGGGATGAAGATATCCCTAGAAGAAAGGAGTACTACTAATGTTTAAACCAGTAATAGATAAAGTTAAAACACCTAAAGTTGAAAAAACTAAAGGTGAAGTCACAGTTACTGTTCCAGAAGGTCCTGGAGCCGGAACTATGAAATCAATGGGTGCTGCCACTAGAGGTGGTAAGTTTGCAGGAACTTTTTAATATAAGGAAGTCACATGGCTGAGAATCCGTTTGGACAAGGTGGTCCAGAAGAAGAAGAATTATCTATTGAAGGTAATCCTATTGATACTGCTGAAATAAATCCACAACTTGCCGAAGCAATAGCTTCAGGTGAGATAACAGAAATGGAAGATGGTTCTGTTGAAGTTGGAGAGTTTGTTGAAGAAACAGAAATGCCAGGGGAAGAAATTCCTTTTGATGCTAATCTTTCAGAGTACATGGAAGATCAAGAATTAGGAGCATTGTCTTCTAATCTTATTGCAGCAGTTGATTCTGATATTTCAGCCCGTGAAGATTGGGAAAAAATATACCAACGTGGTCTAGAACTTCTTGGTGTAGAAGAAGATGATAGAACAGAACCTTTCGAGGGAGCAGCGGGCGTTACGCATCCTGTTCTTGCTGAGAGTGTTACACAATTCCAAGCACAAGCTTATAAAGAATTATTACCAGCTGGTGGACCCGTTAGAGTTCAGATAGTTGGAGAACCAAACCCCGAAACAGAAAAACAATCACAAAGAGTTCAAGACTTTATGAACTATCAGATTTGTTACAACATGGAAGAGTACGACCCTGAGTTAGATCAGCTGTTATTCTACTTACCTTTATCTGGTTCTGCGTTTAAGAAAGTTTACTATGACGAAATGAAGGAACGGCCTGTGGCACGTTTTGTTCATTCTGAAGATATTATTGTGCCTTACAACTCTGTTGATTTATCAAATGCTATTCGTTTAACACACAGATTAAAAATGACAGGCAACGATGCTCGTAAGTTCCAAGTATCTGGAGTTTATAGAGATGTACCTGTTAAACCAACACATGTGTATTCAGACCTAGAAGAAACTATAGAGAAAGTTTCTGGCGAGTCTGCTACCAATACTTACGAAGAAGATGATTTAGAAATTTATGAGATTCATACTTATTTAGATTTACCAGGCTTTGAAGACATGGGCCAAGATGGTGAACCAACAGGAATTAAGGTACCTTATATAGTTACTATTGATGTTGGCTCTTCTAATATTTTAAGTATCAGAAGAAATTATAAAGAAGAAGATCCTAAAAAAGATCCTAATAATTATTTTGTGCATTACAAATTTTTACCGGGTCTAGGGTTCTACGGTTTTGGTTTACCACACATTATTGGTAACTTATCACGTTCAGCTACATCTATCTTACGTCAGCTTATTGACGCTGGTACTTTAGCAAACTTACCTGCTGGTTTTAAAGCTAGAGGTATACGAGTTCGTGATGAAGCAGAACCATTACAACCTGGTGAATTTAGAGACATAGACGCTCCAGGCGGTGACTTACGTGCATCCATTATACCATTACCTTTTAAAGAACCTTCAGGAACTTTATTACAGTTACTTGGTATAATAGTAGAAAGCGGTAAGAGATTTGCATCTGTTGCTGATATGCCTTTAGCTGAACAAAACGGACCAGTTGGTTCTACTGTTGCAATGTTAGAGCGTGGTACAAAAATTATGTCTGCTATACATAAAAGATTACACTACGCACAAAAGATAGAGTTTAATCTTTTAGCAGGTTTATTTAAAGACTATCTACCACCTACATATCCTTATGAAGTAAGTGGTGGTGATCCAAATATTAAACAAGCTGACTTTGATGACAGAATAGATGTTATGCCTGTATCAGACCCTAACATTTTTTCTACAGCACAAAGAATTGCTATTGCACAAACAAGTTTACAACTTATTCAGTCTAACCCACAAGTTCATGGTCCTGCTGGTATGTATGAAGCGTACAAAAGAATGTACGAAGCTTTAGGTGTTCGTAATATTGAAAAAATATTACCACCACCGCCACAACCACAACCTGTCGATCCCGGTATAGAAAATGCTAATGCATTACAAGGCAGAGGACTGCAAGCTTTCCCAGGTCAAGATCATCAAGCTCACATTGAAACACATTTAACATTTATGCGTACACCTGCCGTTATGTCTAATATAAATATTATTAGTATTCTTACAGCTCACATATATGAACATGTTAGTTTACAAGCTCGTGAAATTGTTGAGCAAGAGTTTGGACCTCAGCTACAACAGCTACAAGAACAATATCAAGGTCAAATACCACCAGAGCAAATGCAACAAATTCAGATGGAAATAGAAAACGAAGTAGCTCAGCGTATTGCTGAGATGTCTGCACAAATGTCTGAAGTACTTGCACCTCCTCCTAGTCAAGACCCACTCGTAGAAATTCGTCAACAAGAGTTAGCTTTACAAGGTGCTAAACTACAGCAAGACACTAAAGAGTTTGAAACAAATACTGTTATTAAAACGCAACAAGAAGCTTTTAAAAATACTATGGCAGAACAGAAAAATGACTTTAGTCAAATGCAAGCGTTAGATAAATCAGCTATTGCTCGTGAAAGAATAGATGCTCAAGAAGAAATAGCAGCGGGACGTATTGCTCTTGAATTACAAAAACTCCAAAAAGATAAGACAATGGAAAATATTGATGTTGAACGATTAAGAAATTTGTCTGACAGAAATTAATGGCTGAGAGAAAGAAAGCAAAACCTATACGACGAACTACAGGCAAAGGCGGTAATTACCGTTCTACTAAGTCTGGTGCAGGTATGACAAAGAAAGGTGTTGCTGCTTATAAAAGAAAAAATCCTGGCTCTAAATTAAAAACCGCTGTTACTGGTAAAG